CAGTTCCAGGTATTCCATCTGGCTCACCCCATCACAAACCTACATATACCATATCTTGGGAGTCCCTTAAGGTTAGACCTACCACATCTTGCGCGATCGCGCGCGGGGGAGGGGGTTAAATGCCCCCTTACATTAGCTAGATCTAGCACGTAGGTTGTGTTTTACACAAATAGTTACTATGATATAAATCCTGTAATGAGAAACGAATTTGATGTCACCTCTATGGATGACCAAGAAGCAAGAGAAGCCTTACTCAAACTTGAACTAAGGAAGACTCAACTTGAACTAGCAAAAAAGGCTAGAGACTCCTTTCTAACGTTCGTTCATACTGTTTGGCCAGGGTTCGTGGAAGGTGAACACCACCGCAGGATCGGTGAGAAGTTCGAAAAGGTACTATCGGGCGATATTAAAAGATTAATTGTAAACATGCCCCCTAGACATACGAAGTCAGAATTTGCGTCCTTTCTCTTTCCCGCTTGGCTCATGGGCCACAAACCAATGACCAAGATCATTCAAACAACACACACAGCCGAACTCTCTTATAGATTTGGTCGTAAGGTCAGAAACATGATGGACGGAGAAGAATATAAGTCCGTGTTCCCCGAAGTAAAATTATCACAGGATTCCAAAGCTGCTGGTAGATGGGAAACCAATTACGGGGGAGAGTATTTTGGGGCGGGTGTAGGAGGAGCCATAACTGGTCGTGGTGCGGATTTATTAATTATAGATGATCCACATAGTGAACAAGATGCTTTATCACAGACAGCCATGGACAACGCATGGGAGTGGTATACCTCAGGACCTCGTCAGCGTTTACAACCTGGTGGTAGTATCGTTTGCGTGATGACAAGATGGAGTGAAAAAGATTTAACAGGAAACCTCGTGCGTGCTATGAGCGAGGTGAAAGCAGATCAGTGGGACGTGATTGAGTTTCCCGCTATCATGCCAAACGATCAACCTGTCTGGCCAGAGTATTGGAAGATGTCAGAACTAGAGTCTGTGAAAGCATCCTTGTCGGAACAAAAATGGCAAGCCCAGTGGCAACAGAATCCTACTGGTGAAGAAGGAGCTATTATCAAACGAGAGTGGTGGAGAGAATGGGAGCACGAAGAAAAACCTCTTCTGCAACACATTATTCAATCTTATGACACTGCTTTTACAAAGAAAGAATCTAGTGACTATAGTGCCATATCAACATGGGGTGTGTTCTATCCTGACGAAATAACACCTAATATAATATTATTAGATTGTATCAAGGAACGTTTTGAGTTCCCTGAACTAAAAAGAATTGCCTTAGAGCAGTATAAATATTGGGAACCAGAGTCCGTGATCATCGAAGCAAAGGCCTCGGGCCTCCCGCTCATACAAGAATTACGTCAAGCAGGTATCCCTGTTATCAACTTTACACCTAGTAGAGGTAATGATAAGTTATCACGTGTGCACGCTGTTGCGCCCGTGTTTGAGAGCGGAGCGGTTTGGGCACCAAAGAAACGCTGGGCAGAAGAGATGATAGAAGAATGTGCTATGTTCCCACACGCTGAACATGACGACCTTGTAGATTCTATGAGCCAAGCATTGTTAAGGTTCCGTAAGGGAAACTTTGTAGCATTGCATGATGACTACGAAGATGAGCCCACGGACCACGGAGCAGAACCGGAGTATTATTAATGGCCTACAATCCTTTTGATGATGTGATAGATCAAGATCCAGCTTATATGGCAAACGGAGGACAATTACCTAAACCAAAAATAGGAATTGAATTTTTAGGAGGTCAACAAGAACCAGTTCAACCTGAGCGATCAGTTCAACCTCAGAGATCAATTTATCCAACACGTCGCGTAAACTATGTAGATGATGGTCAGTCGGAACTGATGGCCGACATTGCAAGAGAACCTGTTAATATCATAGGAGATTTATTTGCACAAACTATCGGGCGTGTCGCAGAAAATATGGTCGATCCTGAAGCTGCGGAGAGAGGCAGACAAAAATTTGCAATTAGAAAAGAAGCTCAAAAGATGTTTGGCAAAACACCTCAACAAATGACTGCTGATGACATTCGTTTTTATGAACAGAGGACTGGTAACAAATATGAACAACTATCTTTTGTCGAGGGAATAAACCAAGGGTTAGATTTTATTCTAGGTGATGCAATTGCAGGTTCTCAAGAGATTCGAGATGGCAAAAGATTTTCAGAGCTTGATGGAACCAAACAGCTAGGTGTAGCTTTACTACCCTTAGAATTTTGGTTAGGAGGACTTGGTCTTGGGGCTGCAAAAGTAGTGCAAAAAGTGGGACCTGATGTTCTTCAAAAATACAAAAGAAAAACATTAAACGAGATAGTTAATGATCCACAAGCACGTCAAGAGATGCCTGAAGTTGTAGGAGAAATAGAAAATCAATTTCCTATTCTTAAAAGTCAGACAATAAGAAGAGAAACAACTGAAAGACCAAATGAAATGGATCTTGTGGCAAGTCAGTCTGATGCTTTAGAGGAAGGGCGTTTAAGATTTAAAACAGGAATGCCAAATAGGCAAACACTTGATGCAAGAACAAAAATAGATAATTTTTTAAACAAACTAGATCCAAAACAAACTACAACCGCACCTGAAATTGCAAAAGTAACAGGGTTACCATATACGCAAGTTGATTCTCTGGTAAGATCATTTAACTATAAAAATAATCCGCAGATCGTAAAAGCACAATCAGGAGATGCACCATTATTTTTTAAAAATTATAAAATAAAAAATGATCCTGAAGGTGAACTTGCAGCTATTCCAACGTATCTACGTGACATGTCTGCTAATTTCAATAAACAATATGGAAGAAAACCAACTGCACCTGAGTTACAACTTTTTATAAAACAAACAGAAACAAATCCAGAGGTAGTAGAATATTTTTCAAAGACTCCCTTATCAAGAATGCAAGGTTTTAAAAGTAATAAAGATCAACTTGAGGTTTCTGCTGCACAGAAACAACCAATAAAAAATTTAGTAAAACAAGAATTAGAGAAAAATACACCTGAAGCAATAACTTTTAAGAGTGCACTTGATGTAGCAGAACAAGATTTAAAAAGAGATATTACAAAAGCAAATGCATTTAGTTTTGCATTTAATAGAAACAAAAAAATATTCGAACCAATCTTTGGTTCAGGTAAATCTGGTAAAGGTAATTTTACAAGATACATGAAACAAGAAAGGGGTGTAGAACCGCGTATGGACAGACTTGATGCACCAGGATCCCCTATACCACAACAAAGTGCAAAAAAAATTAACAGAGCTGAACAACAATTAACTTTCATGCTTGAATCAAAAAAGATCGGCAAAAATAAAAAATACGATACAGACATAGCTAGAGATACTTCTATGTTTAGATTTCTAACACAAAAATATAGAGGAATGATTAATGATGAAGGTGGTATTTTAAATCCTGAGGACTTCATGGATTATTATGTAATGCCTTTTAAAGGCAGCACAAAAGAAGAAACCATAGCTAATCTTGCAAAAGAGTATAATAAAAAAATAGGTGCGAATGACATTGAAGAGTTTAACGAATTTTTAAAAGTCGATAATAAATATTTAAGACTTAGAGATTTAACAGAAAGTCTTATGGATGAATTAAAGCTATCAGGTAAGTACACTGATGAACAATTAGAACAAATAAATCTTTCAATACGACCTAATTTTGGTCATGCCTATCCAATAAAAAAAACAAATGCAAAAGGAAGATTTGAAGGGCTAAGTTCTGATGCAAGATTTTTAAGAGCGCAACCTGCAGTCTATAATGTTTCCTATCAGAATACACTTGATGGCACAATGCAAAAAATTATTGATACTGTTAATAAACCAAAAAATATTGAAGAATTAAAAGTACAAAAACCAACAATAATAATTCCTGAAAAAAATTTAGAAAAAGTTGGAGTCAGTATTAATAAAGACAATTATGAAAATCAATTAGAATACCTAACTGCATTAGCAGAAAAGGTTAATACAGCTATGATTGATAAAGGACTGATTAGTATTTTAGCACAATCAAAAAAATCTAAAAATGTTTTAGATGTGATGAAAAAAAACTATGATGATAGATCAGCGGCTTACTTTTTTGGAGGACCAGAAAAAAGCCCTGAAGAATATATAAAGATGATAAGGGAAAGTCTTTTAGAGATGGGACCTGATTTGAAATATGTAAAAGAAAATATTACCGGTCGTGTTGGTGGTAAAAGAGCCAAACCCATGGTAAAGATGGCCATAGGCGGTGATCCGTTGCAAAATATAAATCAACAACAGTTCGCGCCCGACCCTGCCGTAGATCAAGATTTCTTTCAAGAAGCCGTGGACTCTGGTAACTTGTATGCGTTCAATCCTCTTAAACTTTTTAAATTGTTTGGTAAGGTCGATGGAGTTCAAACTCCAAAAAAGATTACAACACCCGAAGCTGTAGATGCTCCACCAGGGACAACTCTACCTGCAACACAAGTAGTGCAACCAGAAGACTTTCCTTTTAGATCTTTCACTTTAGAGTCTATTTTAGATCCTAATGCACCGAAAGCAGCAACACCACAAGCTTGGGCAGATTTTTTAGTTAAAGGAAAAAAATCACCTATATCCGAAATACAAGATTCTGGCCTAGAACAATATTTAAGAGATTTTGAGAAGTATTATCCAAACCAAAAAGTTACTCAACAACAATTAGTTGATTATTATGAAACATCACCGATCGGTAATATTAGTTTTAGAGTTAAAGATGAGGCAAGACTAGACCCGCCTGTTCCTCGAGATTATGAACGATATGTAGGTAGACCAAGACATCAAAATGCAGGTAATCAACGTCTTGATCAACAAGGTGAAGATTATCGTGAGATTGTAGTTGAAGCTGGAGCTTTACCAGGTGAGAAAAAACCTTTTGTACAAAGTGGGCACTATTCAGAGCCAAACGTAATTGGTTTTACTCGTGTCGCTACTTATACACAACCAGACGGAAAACGTGTTGCCGTCATACAAGAACTACAAACAGACATGCTTGCTACAGTAAGAAAAGAACAAGAACGATTAGAAGCTCTGCTAAAAAGAATACAAAATTTGAGAACCAAAGGAGACAGATTGGTGCAAAGTGTAGATTCTTATGATAGGCAATCAGGAGAGGCAATATTAAATGAACTTAATAGCAAGTTTCCTCCAACTGTTCTTCAAAAATTAGAAGAAAACAAAAGTCTCATTAAGCCTTTTCCAAATGAAGCTGCAAAAGCGGCCATACCTGACTACGCAAAAAGATTATCCGATCTTTCAAAAGAGATTGAAGATGTTGTTAAACTTGATTTGAAATCACCTAGTGCGAAGTCAGCTGCAAAAATAATGGAAATTCAAAAAGCGCAAGATAATGTTTTGAGTGATCTTATGGATTTAAATAGATCTGGACAATTAGATGATATTCTTGGGGATGTAAAAGTTCCAAATATGAGTCAGTCAGATGATTTAGCTAATTATGCTAGTGATCCTAATGCTAGGATGATTGAAGGTAATTACGATTCTGGAAAAAAATTAGAATTGTTCCCTCCAGTACCTTTTAACAAACAACCAGATTATGTTGACTTATTATTGAAAGCGACAATCAAAGACGCACAGTCAAAAGGAATTATTAAAGTTGCTATTTATCCTCCTGACTTAGTTAATAAACGTTGGGGTAAAACACCTGGGTCAGATGCAGCCAAAAAGTTTGAAGACTTGTATGGCAAAGTATCTATTCAACAGATGAAAAATATTGCAAAAAAATATGGAGGCACTGCTAGATTTGAAAATATTTCAGATCCAACCAAAGCTGAAAAAGGCTTACGATTTTTGAACAGAGAAGTCGATGGCACCTACAAAAATTTAAAAGAAACTCAAATAGATGATACAGATACTTTAAATGAACAACTTTCAAGATTTGCTTCGAATTATAAAAATGGTCAAGTGACGTACACTAGAGAGGTTGCTCCAGGACAGTATCAAGACTTTTATGTTAATATATTTGAGGATGCTGAAAGTGCTAGACCCACCTTCAAATTAGATCCTCTTGGTCCAGATGATGATATAAATAAGGCACTTGTAAGGATTGAAGAATTTAATCCTCAAGAGGTTCCTATGTTTACAATAACACTTGATTCACCAAAAGCAGAGCAGCCTATGTACTTGTTTAAGAAAAAAGATGGTGGAACTATTGCAAAAGATAGTTTAGTTTCAATTACAGATATATACGGACAATATGGTAGATAAATTCGATAGCACTGTAGACACACCTTATTTAGCTCGTGAACCAAAAGGTCTTGGACCTGGTGGCATTGAGGAAGAGGATGTGCAAGTAGAGGAAGTTGGCACAACAGTTGATTTAGAAACTGATGGTCAACCTAATGTAGAAATTATAGAAGACGGTTCTGCAATTATTGGAGAAGAAGAATCTCCCGCACAAGGTTTCAATTCAAACTTAGCAGAAATTTTAGATGAAGGTTATTTAGGTGGCCTTGCAAGTGAACTCACTGAACGAGTAGAAAACGATCGTGCCTCACGTGATGATTGGGAACAAGCTTATACAAAAGGCTTAGACCTTTTAGGATTTAAATATGAAGAGCGCACTCGACCTTTTAGAGGTGCAGCAAGTGTTAATCATCCTGTCCTAGCACAAGCCGTTACACAGTTTCAAGCGATGGCTTATGTCGAGCTTTTACCAAGTGATGGTCCTGTAAGAACACAAGTTGTTGGTGCTGTTGATGAAAAACTTCAACAAGCAGCAGAACGTGTGAAAGAATACATGAACTATGAGATCACTCATGTCATGGAAGATTACAATCCTGAGATGGATCAACTTTTATTTCAGCTACCTTTATCTGGTAGTGCATTCAAAAAAGTTTATTACGATGAGGTTCAAGCAAGAGCAACATCAAAGTTTGTTCCAGCAGAAGATGTGATTGTTCCTTATGGTGCATCTGATTTAGATAGTTGTGATCGCTTATGTCAAATCGTCAAAATGTCAATGAACGATTTGCGTAAAAAACAAGTTTCTGGTTTCTATAGAGATATAGAACTTCAACCATATGATGGTGAAGAAAATTCAGGTCTTCAAGAAAAGATGGATCGCATTGATGGTGTAAGTCCTACCAACTATACCATGGATGACATGGCTGAAATTTTTGAGATGCATGTTGATTTAGATTTAGAAGGCTTTGAAGATATGAGTCAAGATGGAGAACCTACGGGAATAAAGCTACCTTACATCATTTCTATTGATAGAACATCAAATAAAGTTTTATCAATATATAGAAATTATTCGCAGGCAGATCCTCTAAAAAGAAAAAATGATTATTTTGTTCATTACAAGTTTTTACCTGGTCTAGGTTTCTACGGCTTTGGTTTAATACACATGATTGGCGGTCTCACAAGAACTGCCACAACAGCGCTAAGACAGTTACTTGATGCTGGAACATTATCTAACTTACCTGCTGGTTTTAAATCAAGAGGTTTAAGAATACGTGATGATGATCAACCTTTACAACCAGGTGAGTTTAGAGATGTCGATGCACCTAATGGTGTTATCCGTGAAGCTCTTATGCCTTTACCTTACAAAGGACCTGACCAAGTTCTTATGCAGTTATTGGGCTTTTGTGTAGACGCTGCAAAACAATTTGCAACTGTTGCTGATATGCAATTATCAGAAATAGGTAGTTCACAAACTCCTGTTGGTACAACTATGGCATTGATGGAGCGTGGAACAAAAGTTATGTCAGCAGTACATAAAAGATTACACTACGCACAGAAAAAAGAATTCGAATTATTAGCTAACATTTTTAAACAAGCTTTACCTCCCGTATATCCTTTCAATGTACAAGGAGGACCAAGAGAAATTAAAGTTGCAGATTTTGCCGATCAAATAGATATTTTACCTGTTTCAGATCCAAACATTTTTTCAATGTCACAGCGTGTTACGCTTGCACAAAATCAATTACAACTAGCTCAATCAAATCCTCAAATGCACAACCTCAGAGAGGCATATCGAAGAATGTATATAGCTTTAGGTGTTAAAGATATTGAACAAATTTTACCAATACCACCGCAACCACAACCTCAAGATCCAGCAATGGAGCATAGTGTTGTTTTAGCTGGTGCAAAACTTTTAGCTTTTCCACAACAGAATCACGAATTACACATAAAAGCTCACAGAACTTTTATGTCTTCAGCTTTAGTAAAAGCAAACCCAATGGCTGTTATGAATTTAGTATCTCATATCATGCAACATACCTCTATGCTAGCAACTCAAGTTGTAGATCAAGCCATGGTTGAAGAAGCTGAGAAATTACGTCAACAATTTGGTGAACAAATCCCACCTGAGGCTTTACAAGCACTACAAATGCAGAGAGCAATTAAGATTGACGAAGAAATTGTAAAAATTACAGAGCAAATGGTGGCTGAAGAGCAAGAAGCTATGGAAGGTCAGAACATGGATCCGCTTGTATTGCTAAAACAACAAGAATTAGCTCTTAGACAAGCCGATATGGAGATGGAAGCACAACAAAAAGGCGAAAATCAAGCTCTAAAAGAAAATCAATTTGACTACAAACAGGTTCTTGACGCTAAAAAATTACAAAAAGACTATGATTTAGCAGAATTAAGAGCAGATGTTGCAAGAGAAAGAACAAATGCACCAAAAGGAGATGAAAATGTTTAACTTATTAGTAGGCCCCCTTTCAAGTTTGGTGGGCAACGCAGTAAAAGGTTTTGTTGAGACTAAAAAAGCAAAAGCAGACTTGGCTTTAACGGAAATTAAAGCTCAAAAGTCACTGAAAGAAGCTCAAATTGCAGGAACAATTGGGTGGGAGGCTAGTGCGGTCGATCAAATGAAAGGGAGCTGGAAAGATGAGCTAATTTTGATATGTCTTTTGGTTCCAGCGGTGGCAGTATTTATTCCTGGATGGACTCCACACATCAAAGCAGGGTTTGAAGCCCTACACTCACTTCCTGATTATTACAAGCATCTCTTATACATCGCCTGCTCGGCGAGCTTTGGCATCAAGGGAGCAAAAGGTGCTATGGGTTTGATAACAAAAAAGAAATAATGAAAAAACAAGTAAAAAAAGTAATCAAAGGTTTGAAGAAAGCATCTAAGCTACATGCTAAACAAGCCAGAACTTTACAAAAAGTTATTAGAAAAAAAAGATGACCACAAGATGCATAAAATGCGGTTGTATATGTCATTGTGGTACAACATGTATGTGTGAATGTGCGATATGCGAACATGAAGAAACTGACAAAGACAG